CAATCATTTTACTCTTGTTGTTTGTGTTGTACACTTTATATACTTTCTCGATTGTTTTCCAACATCTGCCTGGTATCGTGCGCCATATTTTGTATTTGCCTCTCCGAGTTGTTCAGTCTTTTATTTTGTTCTTCCTCATTCTTTCCTTGCCCTCTCACTATTTCAAGAAAACTGAGAAATTTCTGAAAAATGTTAAAATCGTTCAAATCATAAAAATAGTTTTCTCTTCTTTACCAAATCTGTACTCCATTTTCCTTTGGTTTGTGCGGCTCCTTCGGTATTTGCGTGTTACTGCTATTTTCGGGTATTATTACCTCACTTCTGTTGAACCTACTGATCACAATCCCGGAAAAACTGAATTAGATGAGGAAAATCTTCTTGGTGTGTTTTCGCGCACTTGGGTCTCTTTGATTCGTAGGGATGTCCTGCGATTTGCGATCAAGCTGGATCAACTCCGGCTTCCTGAGTTCGTGCAATCCATGTATTCCCCTCCGACTTTGGAGTCTGTCCGAGCCACCTATCAAGACCTTGCCGACATGGGCTTTCCGGTCAATCAAAGCTTCATTGATAGCCTTGATCGTCCTGAAAAATCAAACTATTTAGTAGAATGGGGCGCTTGGAGGAATTACCTCGCTGGCGTGTCCAATTTTTCGTTGGGCTTTCGTGACGTGTCAGTTTCGGTTCAAGGTTGGGCAGATAATACCCTCAAGGCTATCTCTAGTTTTGTTGGGTATGTCCATTCCACTACTTTTACTGGGGCTGAAGAAGAAATAAGGTCTACGGCAAGATATTTCACCGGGAACGATGTTCAATCTGTCCCTGAACAAGAAGCTCTTGTTGAAGACCTTTGGGAGCTTGTTAAGGCGCAGTATTCAGCCTCTCGCTTGTCTAGTTTTCAAGAGATCTTCCAACATTGGAAGAAGTCTTATAATTTTGGTTTTGGCTTTGGTTATCTCACTAAAGCTGGTAAGCTTAAGCAGTACACCAGACGGCAGGTTATTGAGGCCATGGGCGGCAAACAGTCTTTCTTACAGGCTATGGAGAAGGTGTATCGGAAATCCCTCTCCCTTCATGTGTTGTCTCCTGTTTTTACAAAATGGGAGTCTCTGAAGTTGAAGAAAGCTGTTAGTCGTTCGGTCCGCACCATTGTTGGTTCTGCCTTTAGTGAGTATATTGGCAATACAGTCTTTAATCTCAAGCCGAATCATAATTTTAGGGTCTGGGACACTCCCATGAAAGTGGGTATGCCCTTGAATGGTACCTCTTTTAATCGGATCTGGGCCTCTTTGGTTCGTCATGAGAAGGTGTGGGCCGGTGATATGACTGCATTTGATTCCTCTCAGTCCCCTGCCATGCTGCGGATCGTGGCAGCGATCCGCAAACGTGGCTATCGGTTTCATGAGGATCGTGAACGCATTTGTCAGTATATAGATATAGCATATGAAAATTTGATCACTCAGCCTCTAGGTTTCAAGAATTTTGGTGATATTGCCTTTAAATCTCAAGGCGCCACCACTGGCCATTCTTCCACCTCCGCTGATAATTCCTTAATGTTGGTATGTAATTATTTATTTGCTTGGCGTTATGTTACTGGCCTTAGGGCCCGTGAATTCTTAATGTACAATACGCTTGCAAACTTTGGGGATGATCATGTCCTTGGTTATGATGCTGTTTTTGGCTGGTCACCTGACGCAGCTATTAAGGCCATGGAAAAGCTTGGGACCATCATGAGAGATGAGTCACCTGGTCAAGACTATCTTCCAAGCCTGGATCGTCCATACCCCCCTGGTGTTGATGACTGGCGGTTTGCGAAGTTTTCTTTCTTGGCTAAGAAGCCCCTCCCTTTGAGCCCTGAGATCTTGGCAGAGCTTGAGATGGCTGGTTTCTGCCGTTAAGTTATCTTATGCAACTTGCCATGACATTGAACGGTTGGCTGGCAAGATCAAAGGACAGGTTTTGCGTTCTAAAGCTTCTAATCCAGATATTGCTTATGATAGTTTAATTTCCTATATGTATCTTTGTGCTCACCATAAAGGGCTTTACAATCAATTATCTATGAAAGCTGCTGACCTTTACGCACAGAACTTGCCTCGTTGGAAGCAAGAGGGACGTAAGAATATCCGCAAACCGCCTTCTTACAACCAGGTGCTGGTTTCATGGTATGCTCCTGAGAGTCATATCCCTGAACCAGACTTAGCTGGGGATGCTCATGAGGGTGATGAAGACCTTCGGTTGATCATTATTGATGATGTCACCTTCTTGGTGTTTGTTCGTTGGATTTCTGATTTCCCTACTTTCTTGTCGCCTCGGTTTGCTAATGTTTCTTGGGTCGATTGGTTGCAAAATG